CCTTTGATGCTTACTTAGAGCTTTCGATTCGTACAAAGAAAGAGATTTACTTAGACTTCAACCCTGCCAATGAGTTTTGGGTACACAAGGAACTGAAAGACGAACCTGATGCAGATTTCATCATACTTACCTACAAAGATAACGAAGCGTTAGACGAGAGCATTGTACGTCAAATAGAGAAGAACCGTGACAAAGCAGCTACAAGTTCATACTGGGCAAATTGGTGGCGAGTGTATGGTCTCGGAGAAGTGGGTATGCTTGAGGGTGTAATCTTTGGTAATTGGAAAGAGATTGATAAGATACCTGATGATGCAAGATTGGTAGGAATAGGACTTGACTTCGGTTACACGAATGACCCGACTGCAGCGATAGAAATCTACAACTGGAATGGTCAACGCATAGTAAACGAAATTGTTTACAGAACAGGTATGCTGAACTCGGATATTGCTAAGGTGCTTCCGTCAAGCGTTACTATCTATGCTGATTCAAGTGAGCCGAAATCCATAGACGAGATTAGACGCTACGGAAAGACAATCAAAGGAGTTACGAAAGGCAAGGATTCAATCAACTACGGGATTGATGTAATGCAACGCCAGAACTACTTAGTCACCAAGCAGAGTACAAACCTAATCAAAGAGCTGAGGTCATATTGTTGGGATGTAGATAAACACGGAGTAAGACTAAACAAACCTGCAGGTGGAAACGACCACGCCATTGACGCACTTAGATACCACGAGATGGAAAGTCTCGGCTTAAATTCAAACTATGGACAATACGCAATCCGATGAGTTGCCTAAAATGAAAGCAGTAGTAGAGGAGTACATCTACAACGAGAAAGGCAAAAAGGTCAAGATAGTCTTTGACGACATCTACAAGATACGAATGCACTCACAGATGCTGGCAGCAGCATACGCCTATGTACTACAAAAACAAGAACAAAAAGTTAAATAGATATGGAAATCCAAGTAAAAGTACCAACCTCACTAAACGAAATCCCAATTAAACACTATGTGGACTTCTTGAACGTGCAGAAAGGTTCAAACGATGAAGAGTTCATTGCTCAAAAGATGATTGAGATTTTCTGTGGCATCAGGTTATCGGATGTAGCTAACATCAAGCTGACGTCACTCAATGAAATGGTTGCTCACTTTACAAACCTATTCAGCCAAAAGCCAGAGTTCACACAGACGTTTAAAATCGGAGATATAGAGTTCGGATTCATTCCTAACTTAGAAGAGATTTCTTTCGGAGAGTATGTGGACTTAGAGAACAGTCTGCAAAGTTGGGAGACTTACAACAAAGCTATGGCAGTAATGTACCGACCTATCAAAATACGAAAGGGAGATAAGTACGAAATACACGACTACAAACCAAGTAAAGACCACCAAGAGCTGATGCAGTTCGCTCCGCTTGATGTGTGCATAGCAGCATCGGTTTTTTTTTACAATTTAGGAAACGAGTTATTGACGGCTACCCTGAACTATTTGGAGAAGCAGATGAAGATGGACAAGAACCTATCAATGACTTTAGCGAAACAACTCAATTTGCAAAACAATGGGGATGGTATCAGTCAATATATGCACTCGCTAAGGGAGACGTTACAAGATTCGATGAAGTTACCGCACTTCGACTTACTAAATGTCTCACCTATCTCACATTCGAAAAGCAAAAAAACGAAATTGAACAAAGACAACTCCAAAGACAATTAAGACGATGACAGGATTTTACACTATAACAGAAGCTCTACAAACACATTTCAACAATGACGTGTTAGTAAACACCGTTACTGAGGGCGATATATTCGAGGTAGACTTAAACAAGCAGACTATCTTTCCGCTTGTGCACGTAATGGTCAACAATGCTACCTTTGAAACTAACGTAGTACGCTTTAACATCAGCTTGCTTGCTATGGACATCGTCAACATATCAAAAGACGAAACCACAAACATCTTTAGAGGTAACTCAAACGAGCAAGACGTACTCAACACTCAGTTAGAAATCTTAAACCGTGCTTATGCTCAAATGCTTCACGGTAACTTATGGGATTCTAAAGTCGTAGTAGACGGTAATCCTACCTGCGAACCGTTTACTGAACGCTTTGAGAACTACTTAGCAGGTTGGACTATGACATTTGACGTACTGATTCCTAACGAGGTTAGTATCTGCTAATGGAGAAGAGCGAAGTTCAAAAGGCTTTAGAGCGATTTAGAGACCACGTTGTGAGTATCTCTAAGCGTAACCTTACAAACAAGCAAAAGAACTCATCTAAGAAGCTATATAACTCGATTAAAGGCAAGGTAAAAGCGAACCCTAATAGTTTTGAAGTAGAATTTACAATGGAAGACTACGGAGTTTTCCAAGATGCTGGAGTTTCAGGTACAAAAAAGAAGTACAATACTCCTTACTCCTACAAATCTAAGATGCCTCCACCTAAGGCATTTGATAAGTGGTTGGTAAAAAAAGGAATCGCACCACGAGACAATGGCAGATTCACTTCTCGTAAGAGTTTGGCTTTCCTGATTGCAAGAAGCGTATATAGAAACGGAATCAAACCAAGTTTATTCTTTACGAAACCCTTTGAGGCAGCATACAAAAACCTACCTCAAGAGTTAATAGATAAGTACGGGTTGGATGCGATAGAGTTATTCAACGAACAAATAGACGAAATATTAAGAAAAAATGGCTAACATATTTGCAAGAAGTCCTTACATCATAGAAATAAACGAAACGGGGCAAGTAGAAACAAAGATTGAATTAAGACTGTGGAACGGAAGTGGCTCTGCACCTACTGCACCTCAGTACATTCTAAGTAAATTGATTCCTGCTACTAACTCTCCTGCTACATACTACGATATATCTCCGTACATCCGTGAGTTCATTGAACACAACTCACTACAGACTCAGCCTACAAGTAATGCTGCAACACCAAGTGTTCAGTGGTGTAATGTACAAGTAAAGAAATACAAGCGAGTAACTACTACTTTCACTCAGGTAGGTTCTACGGAAACGTTTTATGGTTTTGAGGGTTACGGATACTTTGAGCAAGGCTACAATCCTACTTTGTCTGAAATACTACTACCTCAAGGAGACTACTACTATGCTTATGGAGCGGAAGTTGGGTGGATTACAGTAAACACCGCTTATGCAGAAAAGGTTAAATACACGAACCTTTCAACTGCGGCAACACAAACGATAACACTTGCTACTGATGTAATCCGTGACGTTACACGAGTTTACTCAGGTTGGGAAACTGTAGGAAACAAAGTAGAGTTTTTAGATGCGTCTAACGCAGTTTTATGGACTGCTTATTTTTACCCAAAGACGGAGTGTAAATACGACCCCGTACAAATTGACTTCGTTAACAAATTTGGAGCTTGGCAACGTGAATGGTTCTTTAAGGCGTCTTATGATAACTTCAATGTAGAGAACAAAGAGTACAATACTTTACCGTCTCAGTACCCTAACTATTTAGTGACTGAGGGGCAACGTAAGGTCTTCAATTCAAACGGAAAGCAAACTATCCGAGTGAACACTGACTGGGTTGAGCAAAGCTACTCGGAGACAATTAAGCAAATCTTACTCAGCGAGAAAGTTCTAATCAACAAGAAAGCAGCTAAGATAAACACGAAATCTACTGAGTTATTCAAGAGCATAAACACTCATATGATTAACTATCAGTTAGAATTTGAATACGCATTTGATACTATCAACTCAGTAATGTAATGGATAGACAAGTACAACTATATGTCAGCACGACAAGTTATCAAAACATAACTACATCAGTAGTCAACACTTTCTATAATAACGTAACCGCAAACGGAGGTGTCTGCGAGAGTGGTCAATGTATGATTGACTATCTAAACTCACTCGGTGGTATCTATGGCAATTTAGCAAGTGCTGAAAGACTTGAGCTTTTCGAGGATGAGCAAATAAACGTAACAAGCACCGTTCAAAATGTTCAGGATATCTCAAAGACATTTACGGACTTTTCGCAATCGTTTACAATTCCTGCTAACGACCATAACAACGGAATCTTACAACACTTCTATCAGTCCGATGTCAATGCGTTAATTGATTACAACATCCGTTTAGATTCATTCATTGAGATTGACTTTACGTTCTTTAGACGAGGTAAGCTCCAAGTAGAGAAAGCCAACCTAAAAAACGGAAGACCTGAAAGCTACTCTGTAACATTCTACGGAGATGGTCGTACTTTGAAAGATTACTTTGGCGAAGACTTATTGTCTAATCTTGATTACTCATCGTTAACTCACGCATTTACTTCAGCAGAAGTTAAGGCAAGGATTGAGAACTCAACCAACACTTACGATGTAAAATACCCATTAATTACTTCTAACAGAATTTGGGAATATCAATCAACGCAAGCAAACGTACCTTTGCCTAACTGGTTAACTTCTACCAATACTAATAATGACATACATACAAATTCAGGAGCAATAAATAAAAACGAATTATTCCCTGCCGTAAGAGTAAAGACTATTTTTGATTTTATACAAACAAAATACGGAGTAACATTCAACGGTACTTTCTTGGATGATGATAGATTCACTAAATTGTTCTTATGGTTCAAGGGTAGCCAAACTTTACAAACTGCATCGAACTCATATGAACCCGTAATAGATACCGTAACTCCAACTTTTACAACTTACAACTTAGAGCCATACGTTAATGTTACAAACAATGATATTTTAATAACTTATCAAAATGGTATTGCATCACATTTCTTGACCCTAACCGTAACC